TCTTGTATTTTGGTCATTGTGTGTTCCTCTGTATTAAGATATCAACATAAAGATAGTTCCAACAAACATTAAAATACCCACTAGTGGTAATGTAATGCGCTGAAGTCTAAGATATTTTTTGTTACTTATCATTAACTTCCCCATCCTGCAAACTCGTCTTGTTCTGTTTGCTTTTGTTCGTTATTCATTCGCTTAAACCAAAACATGGCATATGAATTGCTTGCTTGCAGTTACTAGCATATTCATCTACACCCAAGGTGAGTATAGTTATGCCAATGGGTACTACTGTAAACATCAGAATTATAACGAAAAATGATAGTGCTAGTCCTTTAAACATTAAACATGTTCTCCATCTGCTGCTCGGCCGTTATACTTTTTACCGCTCTTGAGCAGTTTGTTGATTGATTCTGGATTGTTTTCTGCTTGACGGAATGTCACTGCTGTGATTGTAACTCCACTGATTAATACCATATGGAATACTGCACTAATGCCAAACGCCATATAGCTGCCGATCATCACAGCAAACAAGCCGCTCCAGATAAAGAATAGACACTGGAAAATCATATGTGCTACCATAGGGTCTAAGTTGCGTAGTGGTGATTTTTCAATGGTCATTACGCTGTCCCACATGTCTTTAGGAATAGCAGCTAGTGTTGAGATAGTAGTTGCCCAACCAATGGGCTTTGGAGAGGTATTCATAATAAATCCTTTTTTGTGTGTGTATTATATATAGCATGGAAAAAGTGTAAAGTCAAGTAAAGACACTGCGTTAAAGTGTAGCAGTGAGGAGCATTCTGTTGCTAGGGGCTCCTCTAACCCCGGAAGCCTTTTACTTAGGCTGCCATTGCCATTTCTGGCGCTCTATTTGCGTTTGCATTTAGAAAGTTTGTTCGCGGTAACGGCGCTTACATCCCGGTAACTCCACTCTTCTATCCTGCCTGTCGATCCTATTTCAGCCCCATAAGAAACACACTTATCTAAATGTGCTTATGGTGGAGCTGCCGGGTACCGCCCCCGGGTCCAGTTCAGTCGTCAAATTGCTTCAACGTTACAATACTATTTATACACTACCATTTGGGCATTGTCAAGAGTTTTTTTTGACTGCGAACAGCGTCCATTAATCTTACAAGTTGTTTGGAGTTGTCGTATGGATAGGTGCTACCGTTCTTTGTTTTCCATTGTGTGCTGTTGTTGCACTGCTTTGAAAACTCTCGATGTAGTAGTTGATTTAGATAATCTAAATCTGTTTCGCTAAGTTGCGCTATTTTCGAGGTTACCATACTTTTTTCTCCCAGGCGTGTTCAAACTGTTCATCATATTCATAAAGAGGTCCACCATCGGCTCCGTCACGCCAAAGGCGATTGAAGTATCCGTTATAACATTCCATAACTGTTTGAGGTGATGCGTCGAGGTGACCTTTGACCATAAAGAATATTCTATATTCTTCTTTTAGGTCATTTTGTCCTATTTTCTTCAGCATAATGTATTTACTCTTTTACAAAATGTTGACGCTAACAGAATTCTTTTTGTATATATTTTTTAAGCTCTTGTTGAGTTAACTCATTACCTAATGTGTAGTAAATCAACTCTTGTGCTGCATCTCCACAAACTACATCTACTACATAGTTATTTTTGTCACAGAACTCAGCAACCAACACTACATCATCATGTTGTATATTATCTACTGCACATTTTGCAGTATCTTCACATACATTGATAGTTGCACAACCAATATCAAATACCATCATCTGAATCTAGAGCCACTTCTAATATTTCATTAAGGGTAAGATGTTTCATTTCATCATCTAGCACAACTTCTTTCATATCAAGATCGTCGTCAGACGGCTCGTTGTTGCCAAGATATATCATAATATCATTTATTGTGATAGTATCATCTATCTGTGCAGCCGTCCATATTTGACTCATAATCAAACAGTTCTGAATGCTGTTGCGATCTTTTATTTCGTTCTTTACTAGGAAGTCAATGGCATTTTGCTTTGCTTGTGCATACAAAGAAACTTTGTCAGCAATATTGTACAGGTATTGTTTTTCGCTCATGTTTTTAACTTTTGATCTTGTATTTCTTTTCGACGCTCTGTTATTAATGTTTTTAAATCATTGAGAGCTTGTCGAGCACGAACAGCACTTACTTTCACACCTTCTTGTTCAAACTTCTCTGATTCCTTAACGTAAGTTGCAAAGGCAACTTTCATTGCGTCATGTATTTCACTCAACTCAGTCACCTACAATGTGTCCATAAAGCTCTTTCCAAGTTGTGACTTTTTTCATACCATCTGGCACAACTTCATTCATGTTCCAACCGTGTTCAATCAAGATCGGCCGCATACCTACTGCTTGGCCTGCAACTGCATTTGAAAACTTGTCTTCAATCCAATAGTAACCAGTGTCACGATATTTTTCGAGTGCTTCCTCTTTGTCTGCACCTGTATCCAAACACTCTAGTACTGGAAACGCTGTTGAACCAAACAACTTGTCCAAGTTCATTTGACGCAGCTTCTTGGCATTCGGATCAAGACTCATACTTGTAATACAATGAAACACATAACCATGCTCTTCGTGTAGTCGTTTGACATAATAACGTGCATCACGTAGTGCTGGCAGGAATGCCATTGCTGCACTTTCGTTAAAGATTACAACTTGCTTGATAGCCTCTTCTAATGTAATACCAAATCGTTTACCAATATTGTATTCTTTGTTGCCATCTTCGATTTCAGTATAACCATGTTGTGTCATCCAAGCGCAGAAAGCATACTCCCAGTTGAGTAGTACGCCATCGCAGTCTGTTACAATAATCTTTTCCATAAGTGCCTCTTTCTATTTGCCTTTGTTATGCTTTATATTAACACAAGGTAAACAGACTGTCAAGTCCTAATCATATTAGTTGGCAAAAACGTTAGAACTACCGGAGGTTATTTGGTGTGTTTGAGAGGTGCCGTCACCATCATAATGATCACCTATTCGACCTATTGGTTTGCCATTGGCATAAACATTTGGAGAATAAGTATCCAGTGGCGGCGAATGATTTACAGGACTTGCTGTACAAGGATCTCCGTGCGGATGACTTTTCATAACATCGTCTTTTCTAACAACACCTATGCCATTAGCAAATACATTCCCGCTGCCGACATTACTAGATTGTGTAGTATCTACATTCCAGTTCCACGCAACAGGTACAGTTACCGGAGGATCTCCTCTAGTTACTGTTCGACAAACCGATCCTCTAACACCATCGGTGCAAGCAACACTGCTTTTTCCGTCTTTCCAAGCTACTCCTGGCATCTATACTCCTAGACTACTGCTAATCCTGTTGTTGCTTGAACATATTGACTGGCCATATCTTTTTCGGTCTTGTGTACAAATACAACTGCACTTTTATTTAGTTTAATAGTGCTGGCAGGATCTACAGTAAACACCCACGGCCCTAGCCCAATGCCTTGCTGACTTGCTTGTAGTGCAAGTGGCTTGGTGATTTTAATATGGTTAGCATCTTCTTCTACAAATCTGCCCACAATCTCTTCGCCTGCTGTGGTTCTAATAGTTACTGTGTCTGTTGCCTTATATGGTGCTTCAATGATCATAATGTGTGTCCTGTTCCGTTATAACCTGTTTCTTCTAAATACTGTGGAAATTTGTCCCAGCCGCCGATGGCCTTTCCGCCTACTTTGATTTGTGGAAAGGTACGAGCGCCTGGAAACATTTCCAATACTTCTTCTCGTGTAAAGTCTACATCAAGTTGATAATATTGGAAATCGTATTGACGTTGCTCACACAATGCTTTTGCTCTATCACAGAACGGACAGGCTGGCTTGCCGTATATTTCTATCATAACGAAAAGCCTTTGAATGTATCTGCTGCAACATCTTGTTTTGTACCACCCGATACATAACTTGTAATCTCTGTTTCTTGTGGAGCAACTTGTACATCTGCACCCGAGATCCATTTTTGTGTCCAAGGTAGAGGGTTGCTTTTTACACTATACGGTGACTTGAGATTAACATTGGTCATTCTGCGTGTACAGATCCATTCAATGTAATCACTAAGTAGTGCTGTGTTAAGTCCAATCATTGATCCATCCTTAAACAAATACTCTGCCCAAGCCTTCTCTTGATCTACTGCATCAACAAACATGTCAATACATTCCTGTTCTGTTTCTTTTGCAATCTGCTCAAACACAGGATCATCTGTTTTAAGGATCTTCAACAACATCTGTGTACTTGCAAGGTGCAGATTCTCATCACGTGCAATCAGCTTGATAATCTTAGCGTTGCCTTCCATTTGTTTCATTTCAGCAAACGCCCAACTACACGCAAATGATACATAGAAACGAACGCCTTCAAGAATATTAACACTCATCAATGTTAGATACAATAGTTTCTTAAGTTCATACAGATCAACATTGATAGTCTTGCCATTGACTTTATGCTTGCCTTCACCTAACAAGTTGTACCAACTGCTCATTTCAATCAAGTCATCATAGTATTTTGAAATATCTCCTGCACAATCTACAATCTCATCAATGTCCATCATCTCGTCAAAGATTTTACTTGGGTTGCTGTACACGTTGCGAATAATATGTGTGTAGCTACGTGAGTGAATAGTCTCTGAGAATGTCCATGTTTGGATCCAGTTTTCAATCTCTGGCAAACTTACAATAGGTGCAAATGCTTCTACTGGAGCACGACCTTGTACACTGTCCAGTAGGATCTGACGCTTGAGGTTACTAGTAAAGATATGACGTTCATGTTCACTTAACCCTTTAAAGTCTTTGGCATCTTGATAGATATCAACTTCTTCGGGACGCCAAAAGAATCCGAGCTGTTTATCAGTTAGACTGTCAAAACTTTTATACTTCAACGTATCATAACGCTGAATAGTTGGGCCTCCTGTTGGATCTAAAAATGCAGTAACCTTGGTATGGTCTGCTTTGTTTGCTGTGTTAAAAACGCTCATGTGTGTGTTCCTTAATGGTTATATCTATATGTTTGTAGCATACTGTTACAAGCATGTCAAGTTTTATATTGTGCAACTTTCGCAATCTTCTTCATCGATTGTTGCTTGCTCTAGTTCTGGTAATGCTTGATCTCCCATTAGTTTGGTAATATCAAGTTCGCCTTGACCGTCATTGGTATTGAAATAATATAACTGTTTGCCACCATACTTGTAGAACATCAACATGTGTTGTAGCATTGTACTCATTGGAATCTTTTCATCATCAAAGAAGATAGGATTGTAACTTGTGTTAATACTAATACCCTGGTCAATGTACTTCTGTAGTACAGCCATAATCTTTAAGTAACCTTCTGGCGATTGTTGATCCCACAGTAGATCGTATTTGTTTTTAAGACGCTTAAACTCTGGAACAACTTGTTTGAGTACACCGTGCTTGCTTTGTTTTACACTAATCAAACTGCGTGGTGGCTCAATGCCGTTGGTTGCATTTGCAATCTGCGCACTTGTTTCACTTGGCATGAGAGCCATTAGTGTGCTGTTGCGGATGCCTGTATCTTTTAGTTGCTTACGTAACCCTTTCCAATCCATACGTTCTCTGTGTTTGATTAGTTCATCCACATCCTTTTTGTAGGTTTGATTAGGAGTAATACCATGTCCATATTTGGTTTCCATATTACCACTTGGTGCACCTTGCTCTGCTGCTAGGTCTGCACTTGCTTTGATTAGATAGTAACTCCATGCTTCTGCATACTCATCAACTAGTTCCAGTCCTGCTGTATCAATGTGCTGATATGTCAAGTCATGCTTGGCCAGCCAGTATGCAAAGTTGATAATGCCAACGCCTAAAGGACGGCGTTTCTCTGTGGATAGCTGCGCTGCTAGTATTGGATAGTTCTGATAGCTTAGTAGTGCATCTAGTCCACGTACTGCTAAACGACACACACGCTCAAAGTCT